CGGCCTGACAGAAGCTACCAGTTATCTGGCCTCAACATAGATGGCAACGTGAGCGGTGGTAGCCGCATCTTCCAGTGGGGGTGGAACCCTGTGGGTGGCGCATCAAGTTTTGACGCCGCGCTGACGCCAAATAATTTGAATTTGGTCGTAAGTCTTGGTACAGTAACGGTAGTAACGACGTAAGGAGTCGACATGGCGAAAATGGAATCAATGAAGGCTGACAAAGCCCAAGACAAAGCTCTCATCAAGAAGGCTTTCAAACAGCACGACAAGCAAGAGCACAAGGGCGGCAAAGGCACGTCGTTGAAGCTGAGCAAGGGTGGCGTTACCAACGATGCTTTGAAAGCTGTTGGCCGCAACATGGCCCGTTCCAACAACCAAAAGTGAGGCTTTCATGTCCACCTACAAACAGCCCCAAAAGGTAGCTAACCCTACCGAAGAGCCCAAGCGCATGCCTGCGATTAAAGATTGGACCCCCATTAAGGGCGTGTCGATCGGCAAGAACGAAGGCGTGAAGACCAGCGGCATCAAGATGCGCGGCACCGGCGCGGCCACCAAAGGCCTCATGTCCCGAGGCCCGATGGCATGAACTACGCCCAGCTTGTATCTGCGATTGAGTCGTACACGGAGAATAATTTTCCGTCGACCACGCTTGCCGATGGAACAGTTGTGTCTTCAACGACACAGATCAATCTGTTCATCACTCAAGCTGAGCAACGCATTTACAACTCGGTGCAGTTTCCTTCGTTGCGCAAGAACGTGACGGGATCATTGACGGCCAGCAACAAATATTTGTCGACCCCAAATGACTTCTTGGCAACGTACTCGCTTGCAATCATTGACCCCGTAACGGGGGCATATTTGTACCTGCTGAACAAGGATGTCAACTTCATTCGTGAAGCGTATCCCGTCCCCACCGACACAGGCACGCCCAAGTACTATGCCCTCTTTGGCCCAACGGTTTCGGGCGGCGCCATCACGACTGAGCTGTCGTGCATTGTCGGCCCCACACCCGATGCGTCTTACAGCACAGAGCTGCATTACTACTATTACCCCGAGTCGATCACCACTGCAACAACCACGTGGTTGGGTGATAACTTTGACACCGTGCTGCTGTACGGGTCTTTGGTGGAAGCGTACACCTACATGAAGGGTGAGCAAGACATCATTCAGCTGTACAACCAAAAGTACATGGAAGCGTTGTCGTTGGCCAAGCGTCTGGGCGATGGTTTGGAGCGCAGCGATGCGTACCGCAGCGGCCAATTCAGAATGCCTGCACTGCCCCAGAATAGCGGGGTGGTGTGATGGCGTTCACCGGCAACTGGGTAACCAACACGTTCAAGATTGGCATTCTTGATGGAACCTTCAACTTCAACACCGGAACTTCCGATGTGTACAAGATCGCCTTGTACACCAACGCCGCTACTTTGGATGCTACGACCTCTGCGTATACGGCGAATGGCGAAGTTGTTGCTACTGGCTACACGGCAGGGGGCAATACGCTGGTGGTCAATCAAGTGCCAACCGTAGGCAACACAGGCACAACGGCGTATCTGTCGTTTGGGAATGCCGCATGGACCGCAGCAGTCCGAGCCCGTGGCTGCTTGATCTACAAAGCCAACGGCACAACGAACCCCACTGTTTGCGTGCTGGACTTTGGCTCTGACAAGACTTCGACCACTACGTTCACTGTGCAGTTCCCATCACCAACAAATACCTCAGCGATCATTCGCATCTCGTAATAGGAGCAGTCATGCACAAAGAATTTTCAGGCTTCGGCGATCACGCTGTCGTGACCATGCAATCGAACGTGACTTCACAAGAAGGTACGGGCATGGAGGGCTTCTACGAAGTTGTGTGCCGTGACGCTGAGGGCAACATCAAGTGGGAAGAAAAGTTCCCCAACCTCGTGGTTGCCGTGGGCAAACAGTTGATGCTGGACACGTTGTTGTCCGGCTCTGCGTACACAACCGTTGGCCCATACCTTGGTTTGATCAGCGGCGCCAGCCCAACATTTGCGGCTGCGGACACAATGACTTCTCACAGCGGTTGGACTGAGTTCACCAACTACACAGTGAGCGCTTCAGCTGTGCGTGGCACGGCCTCGTTCTCTGCGGCCACTTCATCCGGCACGACCCCTGCCAACATAACAACCAAGACTGCCGCAGCGATCACCTACACCATCACTGGTGCGGGTGGCACGGTCGGCGGCTGTTTCTTGGTTACCGGACCCGGTGCGGTTTCTACGCAAGGCAACACCTCTGGCACGCTGTACAGCGCTGGGGCATTTTCTGTGGCTAAGGTAACAACCGTTGGCGATACCGTTTCGGTAACATACAGCACGACTTCAACTTCCTAAGGAGTCCTAGATGGCTCTGGTTCTTGCAAACCGTGTTCAGGAGACTGGCACTGCCAACACCACGGTGAGCTTTACGCTTACCGGGGCTGTGACTGGGTATCAGTCTTTTGCCTCCGTTGGCAACACCAACACAACCTTCTACGGCGCCACGGATCAGTCGGGCAATTGGGAAGTTGGTCTGGGTACGTACAGCACGACTGGACCTACTCTAACTCGCACCACGGTTTACGCCTCCAGCAACGCAGGTTCGGCTGTCACGTTTGTTGGAACGGTGACGGTTTTTGTCACGTATCCCTCCGGTCGATCTGTCAACCTTGACGCTTCTGGCAACGTCAGTGCTTTGGGCACTGTGGCTTCAGGTACTTGGCAAGGCACAACTGTGGGCGTGTCCTACGGTGGCACAGGCGTAACCGCCTCTTCGGGCGCCAATTCGGTTGTGTTGCGTGACGCTGACCAGAACATAGCAGTCAACCGTGCAACCACCGCCCTTGCGAAGACAACCTCCGCAGCGACCATCACCACGCTGACTACAGCTTCGGCCTACTGGCAGGTACTCACTGGCTCAACGACCCAGACCTACAAACTGCCTGATGCAACGAGCCTGCCGACAGGTTTTAGCTTCATGTTTGACAATGACTCCACGGGGGTGTTGACGGTTACGGACAATGCTGGGGCAACTGTGGACTTGGTGGCTGCTGGTGGCTACTCACAGGTGTTCTTGGAGACCGCAGGTACAACCGCAGGCACATGGGGCCGAGCCGGGCTTGTCCCCAACGAAGTTGACTGGGGTACGAACTCCCTTAACTTGGGTGGTAGCACCATCGTATCCGGTGGTGTTTGGCAAGGTACGACCGTCAGCACAGCCTATGGCGGCACAGGCCTGAGCGGAGCTACACCCTTTACGAGCGGCGGCGCGGTATACGCCAGCAGTGCATCTGCGCTGACCTCGGGCACATTGCCCGCCTCTGCTGGAGGTACAGGCAACGCCTCGTATGCCGTGGGTGATTTGCTTTACGCTTCGACCACTACGGCGCTTTCAAGGCTGGCCGATGTTGCCACGGGCAACGCAGTGATCTCTGGCGGTGTTGGCGTTGCGCCTTCATGGGGCAAGATTGGTCTCGCTACCCACGTCAGCGGCAACTTGCCGGTTACGAACTTGAACAGCGGAACCAGCGCATCGTCGTCTACGTTTTGGCGTGGTGACGGTGTATGGGCTACTGGTGTTGCGGGCCCAACAGGTCCAACAGGTCCAACGGGGCCTACAGGAGGTCCCGGACCCACAGGCCCAACTGGCCCCACAGGTTCTCCCGGCCCCACAGGCCCAACGGGTCCAACGGGTCCAACTGGGGCATCCCCCGCTCAGAAATGGGCGCGGTTTACTGCCAACGGGTCTTCGTCGATCCTTGCCAGTTCGGGGATGAGCAGCGTTACATACAACGGTGCGGGCGACTACACTGCCAACTTTTCAGCATCATTTAGCGACAGCTATTACGCAATTGCAGGCTTTACTTTACCGGGCAGTGTTAACGGTACGCTTTGGGCGGGCGGTCGGAGACTCGTCACCGTGTCATCCGACACTACGGCATCATCGTGCAGGTTTGGAACTTTTTACCAGAACGCTTTCCCAGCCGCTGTAGATGAATGCGCCATTCAGTTTGTGAGGTAATCTATGCGCCAATACATCGTTTACCAAAATCAAGATGATGGCCGTTTGGCCGTCATAATCCCCGCCCATGAAAGCGGGTTAACTATGGAGCAAATTGCGCTCAAAGACGTTCCACACAACGTGCCCTACAAAGTGGTGGACGTTTCTGTGTTCCCAACCGATTGGAGGTTTTTTGACGCTTGGGAAATAGAAATGAGCAACCCTGATGGCGTGGGCGCTGATTATGGCGCAGGCACAAAACGCCATGTGGCGGGCTGGAACTTAGACGGTACGCCAATTATTTGGGAGCAAAAATGATCACGGTAAACATGCACAAAGCAAAAACCATTGGTCATACGATGCGGCGCCAGCAGCGTGCAGATGAGTTTGAGCCTCTTGACGCCTTAATTGCCAAGCAAATTCCCGGCATGGACACCCAAAGCATAGAAACGCAACGGCAGGCTGTTCGGGATAAATACGCAACAATTCAAACCCAGATTGACGCCGCTTCAAACACAGATGACATCGTGAGAGCTCTGGGAGTTTAAATGGCGCATCTTCCTATTTGGTATCTTGGAGAAATCTCCCCAGAAGATTGCGACAAAGCTTTGGCGGAGTACATGCACATTTTTCCACATAGCGCTTCTATGGGCGCAAATGGAGAAGAAGTTAAACACGCCTACCGAAACACTACAGTGCGATTTGCAACCAAAGACCATTGGTTTGGTGAATTGTTGCGAGATCACGGGGTACGTGCCAACACCGAATGCCAGTGGGGCTATGACATTTCTGACTACGAAGCTGTTCAGTTTGCGCAGTACAGCGTGGCGCAGCATTACAAATGGCATGTAGATAACTTTCCGCTTGCGGGCTTGCCAACAGACCGCAAAGTCAGTGTTGTTTGCTTGATGACTGACCCCTCCGAATTTGAAGGTGGGTTGCTTCAGCTCAGACTTTATCAAGAGTACACGGCGCCTTTGACCAAGGGGTCTGTGATTGCTTTCCCGTCCATCATTGAACATCAGGTGACGCCTGTAGTTTCGGGTCTGCGGGCAACTGCAACGATGTGGCTTAACGGCCCAAGGTTCCGGTAATGTTTGGCATTTCTTCTTTTTCTCAGACATCTTTTGCATCGCTTGCGTCGAACTTCTACGCCCTTTCGATTTCAGAAGATGTCGGGATGGCTGATTCCAGCACCCAGCTTTCTACGTTTCTTTCCAGCATCACAGAGCCAACCACGCTTAACGACTTGAACTCTCAGGCAGGGTTGTTCTTTGGGTTTGTCACTGAAAACGTGGGCATGGCCGACACCAGCACACAGGCGTCTGCATTCTTGCAGTCTTTAACCGAGGGCTCAACCGCAGCAGACGTTGA